TTGAGAGACGTGAAAAAGAAACCAACCATTCACCGGTCGGATACGACCTTGACCTCGACGCGGCAAAGCATTCGATCGGGTGCCGATTGGATCGTCTCAGGCGGTCCAGAGATACAGGACGCCTTCCTGAATGATCTCAGCGACCGAGAGCTTTTGGCGCTGCCCTATCTGTTCGAGTTCTGGGCACTCGAGCATCAGTTACCCCCAGCCGAAGATTGGAAAACCTGGGTCATCATGGGCGGACGCGGCGCGGGCAAAACACGCGCCGGCGCGGAATGGGTGCGAACACGGGTCGAGGGTGCGGGGCCGCTTGATCCCGGCCCCTGCCGCCGGCTCGCCCTTGTGGGCGAAACCGTGGATCAGGTGCGCGAGGTCATGGTGTTCGGCGAAAGCGGCATCATGGCCTGTTCCCCCCCGGACAGGAAGCCGGATTGGCAAGCCTCGCGAAAAACCCTTGTTTGGCCCAACGGCGCCGAAGCACAGGTTTTTTCGGCGCATGAGCCCGAGGCCCTGCGCGGGCCGCAATTCGACGCGGCATGGCTGGATGAACTGGCAAAATGGAAAAAGGCACAGGACACGTGGGATATGCTGCAATTCGCCCTGCGGCTAGGGGACGATCCGAGGATCTGCATCACCACGACACCGCGCAATGTGGGGGTGTTGAAGGATATACTCACGGCCGCCACGACGGTGGCCACCCACGCCCCCACAGAAGCCAATCGTGCCAACCTTGCCGATAGTTTCCTCGAAGAGGTCAGGGCCAGGTATGCCGGCACCCGGCTGGGACGACAGGAACTGGACGGTGTTCTTCTGGACGAGACCGAAGGCGCGCTCTGGACCCTGCCGATGCTGGACACGGCCCGCGTGAACAGCCCCCCCGACCTTGACAGGATCGTCGTGGCGGTGGACCCGCCGGTCACGGGACACGCAGGTTCGGACGAATGCGGTATCATTGTCGCCGGCGTGGTCTGCAAGGGGGCGGTTCAGGAATGGCGTGGCCATGTCCTTGCTGACCGGAGCGTGACCGGAGAAAGCCCGTCTGGCTGGGCCGGGGCCGCAGTCCGCGCGATGGAAGAATTCGGCGCGGACAAACTTGTCGCCGAAGTCAATCAGGGGGGCGACCTGGTCGAGACGGTCATACGCCAGATCGACCCCTTGATACCGTTCAAATCCGTTCACGCCAGCCGCGGCAAAACGGCCCGAGCAGAGCCCGTTGCCGCACTCTATGAGCAGGGACGGATTTCGCATGGGTCAGATCTGGAACGTCTGGAGGACCAGATGCGCGCAATGACGGCAATGGGTTATGAGGGCCGCGGCAGCCCTGATCGGTTGGACGCCCTTGTCTGGGCTCTGCACGAATTGATCATCGAGCCATCCGCCAAATGGCGCCGTCCGAGCGTGCGCGCGGTGTGATTCAGATTTCTTAAACTTTTCAGGCTGGAATGCTTTCAAACGGGTCAGGCACCCAGTGACATTCATCAGGAGTAGCAGCGCATGATCCTCGACTTCTTTCGCCAGACTTCCGCAGAGGCTATTACGCCGGAAGCCAAGGCCAGCGCGGCGGGGCCTGTCATGGCGTGGCACGGCGTGGGCCGCGTCGCGTGGACCCCTCGCGACACGGCCAGCCTCACGCGGAATGCCTTCAGCGGAAATCCCGTGGGCTTTCGGTGTGTCAAGATGATCGCCGAGGCCGCCGCAGCCCTTCCACTGGTGCTTCAGGATAGGACCCAACGCTATAGTGAGCATCCTCTCATTTCGTTGTTGCGGCGCCCCAATCCGGAGCAGGGCCGCGCCGAACTTCTTGAGGCGCTTTACGGGCAAATTCTGCTGACCGGCAATGGATACGTGGAAGCGGTCGGGCAGGAAACGGGCTTTCCGGTCGAGCTTCACATTCTCCGCTCGGACCGGATGAGCGTGATCCCCGGCGCGGACGGATGGCCGATGGGCTATGAATACAACGTCAGTGGCCGAAAGCATCGGTTTGACGTGAGCCAAGGCCACCCAAGCGTCTGCCACCTGAAAAGCTTTCATCCTCAGGACGATCACTATGGTCTTTCCCCGCTTCAATCGGCGGCACAGGCGGTCGATGTACACAACAGCGCAAGCAAATGGTCCAAGGCGCTGCTCGACAATGCGGCGCGCCCGTCGGGCGCGATCGTCTATCGCGGCACCGACGGTCAAGGCAGCCTGAGTTCGGATCAATACGACCGCCTTGTAAGCGAGATGGAAAGCCACCATCAGGGTGCCCGAAATGCTGGCCGGCCCATGCTGCTGGAAGGCGGGCTCGACTGGAAGCCAATGGGGTTCAGCCCATCAGACATGGAATTTCAGAAGACCAAGGAGAACGCGGCACGCGAGATCGCCTTGGCCTTTGGTGTGCCTCCGATGCTTCTGGGTGTTCCGGGTGACGCGACCTATGCCAACTATCAGGAAGCAAATCGCGCATTCTATCGCCTGACGATCCTGCCCTTGGCCGCGCGCGTCAGCGCCACTTTGTCGGACTGGCTCTCCGGATTTTCGGTCGATGCACTCGAGCTTTCTCCCGACCTCGATCAGGTTCCGGCGCTTGCCGCTGAACGCGATGCACAATGGAATCGCGTTGTCGCCGCAGATTTTCTGACGCGGGCGGAAAAACGAACGATCCTCGGTCTTCCAACCGAGGCGGAGGATGCCGAGTGACGGACAATACAACCACCCTTGGCGACAAGCCGCCTTATGTGCCGTTCGAAAGCACGCAGGCAATGTTTCGGCACCTCGAAAAACGGCTTTCTGCCGTCGAGTCACATCTCGGCGCCATCGAAACAGACCGGGCCGTGAGCGAAGAGAAACGCAAATTCATGGGGGCACGGTTCAACGAGATCGACCGCCGCCTGGACAAGATCGACGGACATATTTCACGGCTTGTCTGGCTGATCATCGCGGCGATTCTGGGCGGGTTCATGTCCTTCGTCATGCAAGGGAGCGTCTTGAATGGATAATCAGCCGAACAGGGGCTTGGTGTCAGTGCCCGACGATCCCCCTCTCTCAAGGAGTTGCGCAATGACCCCACACAGCGGACTTGAACAAAAATTCTGCACATTCGGAGACAGCCTGACAGTTGCCGAAGGCACGATCATCGAAGGCTACGCAAGCCTGTTCGGCGACGAAGACAAGGGGGGCGACATCGTCGAGCCGGGCGCATATGCCAAGTCTCTCGTCGCACTCGGGAATAGCGGGCGGCAGGTCAAGATGCTCTGGCAACACGACCCCGCGCAGCCGATCGGCGTATGGGATGAAGTGCGCGAGGACGGGCGCGGCCTTTATGTGAAAGGGCGCCTCCTTGAAACGGTCGCCCGTGCGCGCGAGGCAGCAGCTTTGATCGCGGCGAACGCGATTGACGGGCTCAGCATCGGATACCGGACCGTCAAGGCGGTCAAGAATGACAAGGGCCAGCGGCTCTTGAAGGAACTGGAGCTGTGGGAAGTGTCACTCGTGACGTTCCCGATGCTTCCCAGTGCGCGGATCGGGGCGAAGGGCGAATTGGCCGACGCTACGGACCTGCGTGAACTGGCGGCGACCATCAAGGCCGCACGCCGGGAGTTGGCGCAGATGTAGCGCCTGGGACGATCTCAGAACCAACACAGGATCATGTGATGAGCAATACCGAGGAAACCTCTCGGACCGGGGAAGATGTGTCTCCGGTGGCCGAGGTGAAATCCGCGATGGCGGGGTTCATGACCGACTTCAAAGGCTTTCGGGCCGACATCGACACGAGACTCCAAAATCAGGAAGAGAAAATGAAAATGATCGAACGCAAGACCTTTTCACCAGCCCGCCCCACGCTCGCGGCAAATCCGGACGCGGGCGCACCGCATCAGAAAGCTTTCAACGCTTATTTGCGGTCGGGGGACGATGACGCGCTTCGTGGTCTCGAACTCGAGGAAAAGGCGCTGTCTGGTTCGGTTGCGGCTGATGGTGGATACCTCGTGGATCCCCAAACCGCCAATACGATCAAAACGACGCTTTCTGCGACCGCATCGATCCGGTCCATCGCAAATGTCGTCAGCGTCGAGGCCACGTCGTTCGATGTGCTGATCGACCACACGGATCTCGGTCACGGTTGGGCCAGTGAAACCGCCTCTGTCACCGAAACGGGCACACCCGCCATCGACCGCATCACCATCCCGCTTCATGAACTGAGCGCTCTACCGAAGGCCTCTCAGCGCCTTCTGGACGACAGTGCGTTCGACATCGAAGGCTGGCTTGCGACGCGCATCGCAGACAAGTTTGCACGGGCCGAGGCGTCGGCATTTGTCAATGGTGACGGCGTGGACAAACCCACGGGTTTCCTGACCAAGACGGCTGTGGACAATGATGTCTGGGCCTGGGGTAATCTTGGCTATGTACCAACCGGCGCAGACGGCGATTTCAACGGTGCGGACGCCATCATTGATCTGGTCTATGCCCTTGGCACCGAATACCGCGCACATGCGACCTTCGTGATGAATTCCAAGACCGCAGGCGCCGTGCGCAAGATGAAGGATGCCGATGGCCGCTTCTTGTGGTCCGACGGTCTGGCCGCAGGTGAACCGGCGCGACTGATGGGGTATCCCGTGATTGTCGCCGAGGACATGCCGGATATCGCGAGTGATGCGACGGCGATCGCCTTCGGGGATTTTTCGTCGGGCTATACGGTGGCGGAACGTCCTGATCTGCGTGTTCTGCGCGATCCCTTCAGCGCCAAACCGCACGTGCTCTTCTACGCGACCAAGCGCGTGGGCGGTGACGTGAGCGACTTTGCCGCGATCAAGCTGCTGAAGTTCGCCACCTCCTGATCCAACCGTCAACGGGCGGGGCCTGCCCCGCCCAAGACGCTCATTCGACGGCCAAGCCAGTTGCCGAGCGTCCCGATGGTGTCGACTATTTCGGAGTAAATCCATGATTCTTATCGAAGAAACTGCTGTCCCCCAGGCTGCGTTGCCTGTCGTCCAGCTCAAGGCCCATCTGCGCCTTGGCACAGGTTTTTCTGACGATGACGTGCAGGATGCTGTTCTGGAGAGTTTTCTTCGAGCCGCGTTTGCCACGATCGAAGCCCGCACCGGAAAAATCCTGATCGAACGCGAGTTTTCCTGGGAACTCACGCGCTGGCAGGCTCCATGCGAACAGGCGATGCCGGTTGCGCCGATCTCTCTGATCATCAGCTTTGGACTGCGCAACAGGATGGACGACACAGAGATTGTCGATCCTTCGGAGTACAAGCTTCTGCCGGATATGCAGCGCCCTGTCATGCGCTCAACTGGCGTGAACCTGCCCGTCATTCCCAAGGGCGGCGCAGCGGATATCAGGTTTATCGCGGGCTTTGGCTCCACTTGGGGCGCTCTCCCTGCGGATCTGGGACAGGCGATCTTGCTGCTTGCGGCGCATTTCTACGAACATCGCAACGAAACGGCGATGTCCGACGGCAACATACCTTTCGGGGTATCGAGCCTGATCGAACGCTATCGCACCGTAAGGCTTTTGGGCGGAGGGCGTGATTGATGCGTCGCTCTGTTCAACTCAACCGCCGCCTGACACTCGAAACCCCGCAACGACAGCCAGACAGCGCCGGGGGTTATCAGGAAACCTGGATCGCGGCCGGGCACATCTGGGCCCAAGTTGCGGCCCGCACGGGGCGCGAAACCGCCGGTGGCGGTGCCGTCCTGTCGACCACCGCCTATCGGATCACG